CGAGAGAGATGATGCACGTGAGATGATTAGTCAATTTGTAGATTTTCAATAATTAAAGAAATAAAGTGCCTTCATTCTAATGACACACTGTGATGTATGTTGTGAAAAACTGAACAAGATAAATCACAAAAAAGTTCAGTGTCCTTTTTGTGATTTAACGAGTTGTAGATCGTGTTCTCAGAGGTACATCTTAGAATCGTTCCAAGACCCACATTGTATGGGGTGTAAAACTTTATGGAACCGTGAGTTTGTAGACTCCTTCTGTACAAAGTATTTCAGGAATACTGAACTAAGACGACACAGAGAGAATGTGCTACTCGAACGGGAAAAGGCACTCATGCCCGAGACACAACCAGAAGTTGAACGTATCATACAGATGCGAAGACTTCGTCGTATCATTCGAAAACAAAAGGAAGACCTGATTGAACTTCATCATCGATACGGTGCGTTCGACCATGATCAACCCCTACCAGACGAGATTCATACTCTTTATCGTGAGATGGAAAATACATACAGACACCTTGAACAAATTCGAATGAACGGTACGACAATCGATAACGAACCGAGGCGTTTTGTGCGCCAGTGTCCCGTCGAGGAGTGTAAAGGCTTTCTCAACGAGGAATGGTATTGTGGGTTATGTGAAGTTAAATACTGTAAAGACTGTAACGAACCAATAACCCCCGACCACGAATGTAATCCGGAAACTGTCAAGACGATGAAACTTTTAAATAGGGATAGTAAGTCGTGTCCAAAATGTGGAACAGTCATCCATAAGACGAGTGGTTGTGCTCAGATGTGGTGTATTTCGTGTCACACAGCATTCAATTGGCGCACGGGGGAAATTGAGAGTGGTCGAATACATAACCCACATTTCATAGAGTTTAAAAGGAAAGTGATGATGTCCAGGGAACATGGAGACATCCCATGTGGTGGTGTCCCATCATTCAGGGAGCTTCGTGAGATTGGTGCCACGAATGAAATACTTCAATATGCGATGGTCGTGCATCAAATGGAACGCGAAAATATGTATCTGGACTTACGACCGATCGACAACACACAAATACGGATCACCTATATGCTTAACGATATAGACGAACAAACGTTTAAAAATTTCTTACAGCGTCAGGAAAAGTACACAGATAAATCTAGGGACTTGTCGAACATTTTCGAAATGATGGCTAATACGGGTGGTGACTTGCTGCGACAATATGTCATAGATCCTGAGCGTCACGATGAAATCATCAACCTGTTACAGAAAATCGTGGACTATGGAAATGATATTTTTGAATCAATTCGTAAACGATACAATTGTCGACTTCCTAGAAATATTTATGTGTGAGTATTTTAAGATGATACTCATACTGTTCTTGATTTTGATTGTCGTGTACCTGTTACCGGTCTACCCAAAACCCAGAGTGTATCACAATTTCATAACACCCGAAGAGAGGCAACACATCATCAAGAAGAGTGAGGAGATTCTCGAACCATCTTTGGTTTCAGAGGACCGTCTCGTGGATGGTTCGGTTCGTAAAAGTGAAACGGCATGGCTTGATCGTAGTGATCCAGTGGTGGATGCCATCGTACAGCGGTGTCTCAAAAATACAGACCGCCCAATCATAAACTGTGAAAGACTTCAAGTACTTAAATATAAACCGGGTGGATTCTATCAACCTCACCAAGATTTGGTCGAGGGGGACAAGAATCCAAGAATGTACACGTTTATTCTGGCACTCAACGATGCGTACGAAGGTGGTGAGACTGTATTCCCAAACCTGGATAAAACGTATAAACTCAAGGCGGGTGATGCCCTCTTTTTCGACACACTTGACAATTATGAGATGGAGACGTCCAAGGCTTTACATGGTGGGAATCCTGTAAAGTCTGGTGAAAAATGGATCTGTAATTTATGGGTCAGGAAGTATCCCTTATAGCGTCGTCGATACGTCTCTTACTTAATTCAAAATACTTTTCTTCGAGTTCAATCCCAATAAACTTTCTCTGTGTAGTTACACACGCTACACCTGTCGTGCCCGAACCCATCGTACTGTCAAGTACGACACCACCTTCATTCGAATACGTTTTGATGAGATATTCCAGAAGTTTCACAGGCTTCTGCGTTTCATGAATCGTATCACATTCGATATCAAATTCTATAAACTCTGTAGGGTAATTGGTGAACTTCTGACTATACTCAGAATTACCCGTCAGTTTATTATTAGGACCGAGATGATGACTCTGATTTAGCATCTTTCCTATACGCTTCTCGGAGTTTTTCTTCTTAATGTCCACGGGAATGAGACCCTGTGGGTTATACGTCATATTTCCTTTGTGTCTCGATGCAGCCGCTGCACCACCGGGTGAAAAGATTGCTATATCCTCTGTACACTTCATGGGTCGATAATTCGCGAGTAGATATTGGGTCGTCTTATTCTTTTTCCAGATGAGATTATACTTGAACCACTTATAATTACTGGATATGAGACGAGACGTAAACGGCTGCTGTCCAAAGAGGGCAACTACACCATGCGGTTTCTTTAGAATGCGGGTATATTGTTTCCACAGAGCATCCATATCTATGACGGTGTCCCACTTACACTTTGTGGATCCATATGGTAAATCAGTTAATATTAAATCGACACTATCATCGGCTATTTTATCCATCTCTTTGAGGCAGTCCCCGTGATAGAGTTCCATGGTTTCTATTCACTCAAATTGTTTAAGTACATTTCAAGAATTCCCTTGAAGCGTAGTTTGTCCCCCCCACAGGAATATTCAACTGCTTTTATAATCTTTTCTGGCTCGTCACCAAGTACACCAAGGGAACGATTACAGGAGTTACAAAGCCAACCCCTAAATCGACAGAGTGAATGAGAGTGGTCAAAAACGATACCGTCAGTCTTGAAACATAATTCACACGAGGTCCCTGGTGGTGCCTTGGTCGGCAAACCTCCCTCTTTAGCATCTGTAACTGCCAGCTTCCTCGTGATCTCCGCCTTCTTATTACACGCCAAACACTCGGGGCGTCTTAATGGGTAACCGTCACGGTCAAATGGCCAACTCCCGGATGTGTTATATCCAAAACAAGAACGAGGTAGGTTCAGTTTACAGTCTCGACACTCTTGCATCACTCCTCTAGCCCAATCTCGTTCATCTTCGGCAGATGAGTGGATACGCTTTTGGTTCGTAGATAAGGGGCGTTTAAAATACGACCTGGTATTGTCGGTAATTTTAGCTTCCTTCATTTTTTCTTATTTTTAAGAAAATGGATCCAAACTTAGGCATCGATCTCACCACGTTCGATGAGTTTCTTACGGTTCTCTAGGTGAAGACCTTCGACGAGAGACTTGTTTTGAGCGGCGTAAGGAACCGCATACCCTTCGTCACACATCCACTTATTCACGTTCGTCCAAATACCATCCTCACATACCCAAATCTCCGCGAGCACGCGACCAAACTTACCCCTCGAGTCAGCCTCGGGACATCTGAGTTCGATTTCGATATCATCCTTCTCAGATGCGACCGCCTTTAGACACCACTCCTTGAGCTTCTTCTTTGAGAGGAGACCGAATCTCTTCTCCTCCTTGTCCGACGTACGCGACTCGGGGGTATCGATACCTAGGAGGCGAACACGCTGCTTCGTGCAGACATCGAAACCGAGGTCGATGTTGACATCGACGGTATCACCATCGACCACCTTCTCGAGGGAGGAGACACGATACTTGAAGTTGCAGGCTTCAACGTTGTAAGAAGACATTTTCTACTCTGAAGACACTTAAAATCTTTATGCTACGTTAAAGTATGAAATGTATCGCAACCTTTTCCGAAAATAATTTGTACAAAATCAAACTGGCAAAGACTCGTAAGAATGTACTTGAAGGTATGTACAGACGACCGAGTATCAAGAGGGAAGTGAGCGACGAAGTCGCGAACCCGAGACTTCGTTTACGTTTCACAGAAGCGATAAAAGAAGCACAGGAAATATGCGAAGATAACATAGAGTCCCAGGAGTGTCACTGGGCATGGTACGAGGTGGATGAATTGGAGGATTCCCTCATGCGTCAATGATGACCGTGGGTGGTTCATCGTCGTATCCATAGAATTTGATAGAAACACCGTAGAGTTCATTGAGTCTAGGGTGTAGGTCCTCATTGATGAACCATTTCCATTCACGCAAATCTGTAGAAAAGTATTCACATCTATCTTCCCCGAAGCTACGTTTGAGGAGGAAGTCCTCGTAGCGAACCTCTTTCATGAGGGAAAAGACTCCCTCTGGTACGGGGACTGTACCCTTTTTCGCCGCATCGAATATGTCGATGACATAATATCCACGTGCGTCGCAGATTATGTTCACTTGTATATCGGGGAATCCTTTGATGAAGGATTCAAAGTCTGCATCACTTGGAAGAGTTGTGAAAATTGTCGGACCGACTTCATCGGGAATCACTTGCAGGAATGAGGGGTGTGTATGATACGCGATGGGTGCATCCGACCACTCCGACTCAAGAACACTCGCATCGACGCGCGCCCTCTCCTTAGAGGTGACGTAAGTGAGACCTTTGTAGTTCATGCACCTATCGTACTTGACCTTACCTCCATATTCCCACCTATTCTTTGATGACAACTTACTCACAGATTTCAAATCTCGCACCACGATTTTTGTAATGTGTAACCTGTGTGCGGTCATCCTATATTCATGATGACATTTTTATCCAGAAGTGTAATCTCACCGAGCTGGTCCCATGTGTAGTACTTGACGGATATGCCAAACTTTCTGCGCATGATAGGGTCTATGTAGTTGTTCACAGCTCGTTTCCATTGGGTAGGTGTGGTTTGAAAATACCCCAGGTTACTCCAAGTAACTGACACTCTCTGAAATTCTTGTCCTCGTACGAGACGGTTGAACTCACGGGTGACATCATCAACATTGGGTTTGTTCAGGTTTGTTTCGATGAGGTCGATGATGTAGTACCCTTGATTTTCGAGGATGAGATTCGCTTGCATGTTTGGGTATTCGTTTATGTACACTCTAAAATCAGCTTCACTCGGGTACGTGAAAAGTGGAGTCGCGTATTCAGGGACGGGGTGTGTGTGATACACGATGTATTGAGTCATCTCTTCTTGTGTCGGCTGCACAGTGGCGAGTTGCTGATTCGTACGAGCTGTGGGTCTATTGAACTTGACGTAGTTTCGGGTATTTGATACAGTGAATGGAATCGAACCCGCATATTCGACACGTTGTTCCCATGTCTTTTTGTATATGTCTTGAAGCTCCTTGATTGTTTTACGACTCAGGCGAACAGACAACACATTGCCGTCGGAAGCCGTGACTGTACCCAGGTTGAACGCATTTCTGGGTATGTTCACACGCCTAAAATTACGAGCGAGGCGATTGATGGCAGCGTTGATTCGTGTCATTCGCCGCTGTCTCTCCACTTGACGACGTCTGTTGAGAGCCTGTCTACGCGCAGTGTCGACCTTGCGTTTCTCGGTCGTTTGTGTGGAAGTCTTTTTGACCGAGACCATCTTACTTTAGATAAAGATTTAAATAGATGGATGTCTAATGAATATAGAGGCATTCGCTCGAGAGATATATTCTCAACTGGGTCCTGGCTACAGTGAGAGAGTATACCACAATGCGATGGAAGTTTTACTGAGGGAGAGAGGTATTCCATATGAATCTGAGAGGATCATCACGATTCCATTCAAGGGACATGTGATTGGCAACTTGAGGGCAGACATTATTATTGACAACGAGATTGTTCTAGAGTTTAAAACTATTCGAACTCTGAATGACGCGGCGGAGTTGCAGGCTCATAACTATCTTCGTCTGACAGGTCTGAAGACGGCGTATCTGGTGAATTACCCCCCTCATCCGGAGCGGGAGGTGGAGGTGCGACGGATTCAAGTAGAACCATCAGAGGAAGAATCCGAGCCAGATTGTGATAGAACCTCTGGGATTCCGTATAATGTGTCTGTGGATCTATTACAGCCGCTTGAAGAATATCTTGAGCCCTTTGGAGCAGAGTCCGAGCTTCTTCTAGACAGTGGTGTACCGCTGGGTCGGCTTGACTGATCGTCTCGAGATGAGGAAGAACTTTGGTTTCCAACTCATAGAGGGCGAGGAGGGCTGGCTCGTCGTTCATTTGGTATAGTTGTATTTGCGTCCATACTTAGGTGGTATTTCCAAGTACACGGGTTCCCCACCACTTGGGGGTTTTCGACAAAAGTTTTTACATTTGCAGCAGTCACGAGGGTTCGTGAGCTGCCTTTTGTTTGCGTAACACTTCATGGGAAGGTAGATGTCCTTCTTGAGAATTCGAACGATTCTATCAATCAAAATCATAATAACTTTTCACGTACCCAATCTCTATCCTTCTTAAAAATTTTGGACAACTTAGGGTCTTTATTTTTAAAAAGTATCATGAGAACGTTCAAACGCCTAAAGAGACCGAGGGGTGGTTCACCCGCCCTGACGACCCGCATGAGGGCGCGGTGCCGAGCAAGTTTAGACTTTTCCTTGACATCCTCATAGCCATGGGCACTGAGGATACCAGAGTTGCTGAGGGGGATGCGCACGACCATTTATTCTACTCTGACTTTATTTTTTACCCTCACAGATGAGACATACTCTCTGTCTACCGAAACAACCGGTACATAAAAAGTGTTCACATTTGCGAAACTTGACACACTCACTCTGTACATGACAATTTGGGCATGGGAACGTTTTGAATTGGAGGGTTTCATTCTTGAATCTCCAAAAGCATGAGGTACACACCTTTAGACCAGGTCTCATCGTTTTTCCACACACGGGAAAATTCGGACAAGACATCTACTTACACTGTCGGAATAAATTCCCATTTAAGGTCGCGACATATTTTTTTCCATATGACATCTTGTTGGTATAACTTCTCTTTGGATTTCAGGAGTGGAAAGTATCTCAGATATTCATCTTCACCCAGAAGTTCACAAAACTTATAGAGTACGTAAGAGTAACTCAAAAAGTTTTTTCTTTCTGTGGGGCAGTTATCATCAAATGGTTTCTGAATATCTTTGAACATGATTCGAAGATACTCCTCCAACTCCTGTGGCATGTTCGGAGGTTTGATACCATTCAATATGTTTGTGATGTATGGTACATGTTCATAGTATTTGTTGAGTTTTAGTTTTTTTAAGAGTCCTCGAATCTTTGCATGTGTAATATCTTCTAGCTTTTTGATCTTCATCTTTTTGAGTTCTCCACGAAGTTGTTCGATGACTTCTTCGGGAATTGTGGTCATTTCCTGTGCCTGAAATTGCGACAACCACTCGTTGAAGTGGTTTTCTCTTTTATATGAATAATTGACAACTTTTTCTGACGTTTCTTGTTCTTCTCTGTATGTTAATTCTTCGCTGATTAAGGTTGCTATGATCGCACCACACGAGTCACACACGAGGTCACTCGTGTCGTGAAAGTGAAGGAGGTTACTTTCTGGACACGTGGTACACTGTTCGACCATTCGCTCCCTGGGTTTGGCTATATTTTGATTTTCAACTTCGATGAGATAATCCGTGAATATATCTTTTCGTTTCAGACCGACCGTCTCTTTTACGTTAAAAATATTATCCGTGTTCGTAATCTCCTCACTTTCATCGGTATACTGGTTCATATACGGCATACATTTCATGATGTACTCTGCCATATCGGATTCATACTTTTTCTTGTTTGTTGGGTCTTTCTTTATACATTCGCTCCATTCATCTATTCGATTGTTATATCTACTTAAAAAATTACCTTCCATTCCTTATAAAGAGATGCTGGCCAAACTTTTAAGTAGTATTTTCTTCCTTTACAAATACATCATCACACCACGAGACTATTCGATCATCTCCGAAGAACTCGAATACAAGTTGGATCATGACATGGACTACATGATCGAAGACGACTTTTGGATGAAAGAGAGTAAAGACTGGGAAGATGAGATTCTTGAAGACTATTACGTGAACGTGACTGGTAAAGATTTCCGACACACACTCGTACCACAAAATGTCATGAAAACAATTCTTCGAGTAAAATACTATTTCAACGGTAAGAAGTACACAGCCATATCAAATGACATCGAATTCAAGCCGGGTGAAAATGAAGAAAGTGTCATGCACTTCAGCATCCCTTTGAGTAGTGCTTGGATCGTAGATCATGATGATAAACCGATGCGAAACATTACTGAAAAGGTGAAACGGTACTCCGGACCACGAAACGATTTTCACGGACAGCGAGTTCCACTGAAAGACTTTTTGTTCTATGATGAGGAAACACTTAAGGAAAAGTTTCCGAAAATTGTATTGACAAACTCTCTTGGTATGAAAAAAACGCTCTCGACACTTGATGACTTTACCACTAATCTTCAGATACCTTAGTCGCCAAGTAAAACTTGAGTTCACCCAGGTTGGCGACGTTATACTTTAAAATCAAAAATCTATTTCCAATCTCCTGTATAATTTGCACAGACGCACACATACTCGTCGCCTTTGTAAAGATATTCAGATACTTCAAACTGTAGAGACCCGTGATCTTCGGGCTTTCATCGGGACATTCGATGATCGTCTCTTGGTTTGCGAAATCGCCTTCACACCTGAAGTTAATTATTTTCGAATCACGAGTGATTTCGATGTCTGTGCCTATATTCGACATGTCTCGACAGAGGCGCTGAAAGTCAGCGGATGGGAGTGTCGTGACAGTCGTCATTTCTACATCGGGTACTTCGATGCGACTCTCGTTGATGTCCAAAAGTTTCAGTTGAAACTTGGATATCGTCTTCTTCGTCTCACTGATAATCTCGATATCCAAGAATTCTTTTGAGTGTATCGCCATCTTGAGAACATCGTTGTTGGTGATTGTTTTTAGTAACTTAAACGTATTCGAGATGTTGATACCAGCGATGATTTCTTCCTGATCACACTGATACTCCTCGAAATTGTCAGAGGGTAGGTGCATGTCTACGAGTGATGTTCGAGCGCTATCGAGTGTGACGACGTACATTCCATCTGGCCTGAAATATATATTCACGTCGTTGAGAATATCCTTGAGTACCTCAAAGGTTGATTTGAATGCCGAAGCTTGTATCGTAACAAGTTTCATATCTAATAGGTTATATGGGTTACATCTTTAAATCTGTATACGCGACACCTTTCGAAACTTCTCGATTAATCTTTTCTTCAAGTTCTTTCGTCATCGCAGGCTGAAGAGACTGACCGTAGTCGTCGAGGTGAAACATACCCGAATTTGCATCGTTTCCATCTAGACTCGACATGGAGCCACAAAATCCACCGATCGCACCCTGTTCAACCTCCTTCTTCGGGAGAAGTGAATCGAGCCAATTTTTTATTTCGTTACCCACGAGAATCTTTCCATTCTTGGTGAGCATCGTGGGAACACGATTGATCTTGTTCCTGTAGTTTGCAGGAATGCCCTGTGTGTTGATGTTATGATACTGTACGAGTTGCTTCAACTGGGGAACTTTGTTGATGTAGTCAACGACATCCATAGAGTGTTTGCACCTCGGACTATAAATCAGGAGCGACATCTACTATCTATAGGGTATTTTGTAAAAAAAAATTAACGCATTATAGTAAACATGAGTTACTTGATCGCGATCATTCTCATCGTGTTGGTAATTTGCATCACAACTTCCCACGAATCCTTCACGGAAGTGTTTGGTCTCTCAGGCCACGCGAAGCCAGTCGGGTCGGTGAAGCTTGATGACCCCAGACCAGATCTCTCCAAATATAAAGAGGTTGAGGCGAGTGTCGACAATGACAACATCGAAGAGTTTGTGCTTCAAGCCAATCGGGAGATTTCGAAGCGTACCGGTATTTGTACATACATCATCGAGACGACGATGGTTCGTCATTACAAGGGTGAAGACAAGGATATCTATGAATGTATGTTCATGGCCGTGAAGAAGGGTGGATTCTCGTTCGGGTTCTCTGTCGTCGCGTCGTATGATGTTGAGCGAAACGGTAAGGTTACCCTGACGTCGCTTCGGTCACAGCCACTCGGTGTCCAGGCTCCATCTAATGTGAAGGCATTCACAGATGGATCTCCTGGTAAGGCATTCTTGGAGTATAATCTCGTCAAAGAGGTGGCTGTTCCCACAAAAGCTGAGTTAGATTCCCTGAAAAATAAATTACAGTAATTGTAATGATCAGCATCGATGATGTCACGAAGATTGATGAAAAGCGAAAACAGATTCGTAAAGAAATTTACAAAAAAATCTATGATCAGTTTTCCGCCAAGATTAAACAAACAGTCGAACTTGGACACAAACAGATTTTCCTAACAGTTCCAGCATTTCTCATCGGATACCCAGTTTTCGATAGAAGTGCGGCTGCGAGATACATCGCGAGACAATTTGTTCTCGGTGGATTTACCGTTAAGTTGGTGAGTGACAACGACATTTATGTGTCGTGGATTATTCCAAAAAAGAAGAAAGTCAAGGTTGAAAAGGATGAAGAGGCGGACTTCCCAAATCTCATGAACCTTAAAAAGATTGCGAACAAGTACAGGGGAAGTGCGTAGTAAATTCCTAAATTAAAAACCACTTTAATCATAAATGGATAACCTCAATATCTTGGTTGAGGCCAAGAAGGAGTATTTGGGGCAGATGTGTCTCATCATGTGCCCACCTATGATTGAAGTCTTTCAGGATATGTACAACGAATCCGTGTCTCTCTCGAAGGGTCGCAAGGTGCTCATCATGTTCCAGAAACTTCTGAAGGAAGTTCCTAACTGGTCTAACGCCATGTCCAAGAACCACTCTGATAACATCACGAATCGGTGTGCCTGGTTTAGTGATCTTCTCGCCGCTGTATTTGTGGCGTGTACCAAGATTCTCTCTGCTGTCCGTCTCAAGGCGGATAACAAGAAGATTTCCCTGAAACTACCCACCGAGGAGGTTTTCATCCAGACGTGCTATAACAACATCGCCAAGGACATCTACAAAGATCCTTACGTCTTTAGTGAAGAACAAAGTGAGTATTTCAGGGATGAAAAGTTGACGACGCGCTTCACCCTCTGTATTGAAAACACAGTCAAGGAGCTCATTCCTGTGCAGCAGATTCTTCAGACGTACATGTCCCAAGAGACTCGTGACATCTCCCTCGATGGTGAAATTCAGGATGGTGTTGACCCTGACGTGACAGAGGATGAGCCTATGATGGAGCCAGAGCCAGAGCCCATGATGGAGCCAGAGCCAGAGCCAGAGCCCATGATGGAACCTGACCCTGAACCCACCGGACTCGAGAATGAATTCAAGACAGTCCCAGGTGTTCAGGCTCCCGAGCCCAGCTTCGAACCCGAGCATGAGCACGAGCCAGAGCCCGAACCTCAGCACCAGCCCGGGGGGGAAGATGATGTTCTCTTTGGTGATGCACCCGAACAGCGTACAAAAAATCCCCGCTATAATTAAATGGAACTCTCCGACTATCTTCGCGATCCCATGAGCGCGGCGCTGATCGCGGGTGGTATAACCGCGGGGTACATTCATCTCAAGGCGCATCTCAATAACGAAGGAAAACTCGAACTTAACAAGTACACGAAACCAGCGGCTCTCAACGCGATCCTCGTGTTCTTCATCGTTTCAGGTGGTATAGGGCAAAAGGAAACGATTTCCAGTGAGCCTTTTTAACTTAAAGATTACACGAATAAAATAAGAAAATGGCGTCCGTTACTGCGTTTAACGATATGATGGGTCAATTTCTTGTGGAATTGCACAAGACTTTTCCAGAGGAAAAAGGCATTAAGAAGATGATGACGTCGTTCGACGTCTTGAAGTCCACCAACCCACGTCTCGTCGTGGATGCGTTCATGAAGGGTGTGAGCCCGTATGCGGATAAGATTTCAGCGAAGGATGAAACTTTCCTACTCAAGGAGATTGATACGATTGACTTTCTCAAGGATCTCAACATCAAGTCGTACTGGGAGCGCATGTCTACTGGTACCAAGTCTGCGACATGGCAGTACCTCCAGACGCTGTACATGCTCGGAACGACGATCACCTCCATTCCCGATGATACTCTCAAGATGATTGAGGGTATCGCGAAGGAATGTGCCGATAAAATGCAAGGTGATGATGGTGAGTTGAACCAGGATGCACTCATGAAGATGATGGGAAATATGCTTGGTAACCTCCCCAAAAAATAAACCTCAACATATACTAAATGAACGTCTGGTTCGACGATCCTCAGCAACTCATCCGAGGTGATAAGGTTTCTCAGTTCTGGCCAACCAGTGATCAAACTCCAGAAGATCGCATCAACGCCGCGTCTCGGTTTGTTATCTATGCCACTTGTCTCATTTATATCATTCGTCGTGATCCCAGGATCTTCGTCTTGGGTGCGACCGTACTATCCGTTATATTCGTTCTTTATCGGTCGAAGATGGTGACAGAGACGCATGGGAGTACCATCGATGGTGCCTTGTGTCAGATGCCCACAGAAGATAATCCCATGGGGAACGTGTTGATTACTGATTACACGGATGCACCCAATAGGTTGGAGGCGTGCTATTATCCCACCGTGAAGCCTTTCGTAAACAGCTACACGAGTGAGCGCATTCCCATGGATGGAGGGCGGTCGCGGTCCCCCCTCCCTAAGTATATGAGGAATGGTGTCGACCGTCAGTTTGTGACAACTCCCGTGTCGAAACTTCCAGGTGACCAGACGGCATTCGCCGAATGGTTGTATGGTCCCAAGAATGGTCCCATGTGTAAGACGGATAGCAAATACTGTAACCCCAACGCGCGTGGTGTC